GATACCTACACTGAACTCTTTTCGGACATGGGTTCGACTCCCATCGCCTCCACCACTAAAAAGAGCGTTGATTCGTTAAGAATTAACGCTCTTTTTCTTTTACTCACGCAAGAGGTCACGCACTTATAAATAAAAAAAGAAAAAATCGCATTCTATTTGCGAGATTCTGGATTCAAAATCTTAAACAGGACACCGTTGACAGCTTGCGCGGTATCTTCGGCATCGGAACCAAATGCGTGACCGTATACGCCAAAGGTGTCCATGTCTTTGCTATGGCCAACAAGTTGTTTGAGCTCACCTTCTGGAAGCCGTTTCATCATGGAAACGAAGGTGTGCCGCAGCTCATAGGGAGTGCACGGATTGATGCCATTGGAGCTGCAATAGAGTGCCCAGCGATGCCGGTAGGTGCTTTCTGATTTGATGCAAAACACGCTTTCAAAGTCACCGGTAAGCTCGCGCTGGGCGTTGAGGACTGCCTTTGCTGTATCGGTCAGAGCAAAAGAACGAACGGCGTTTTCATTTTTTCCGTGCGTTTCCTCTTTGTAAATATTGATGCTGCGCCGTACATCACAGCGGCTTTCGTGGATGTCACACCACCGCAGACCGATAATCTCACCGGGCTGCAGGCCAGTGACGACTTGAAACCGATAGGCATTGACATATTCATCCGCTACCGTGCGGCCGCGCAGCAGAGTGGTATCGATGTTGAACAGTTTGAGCACATCGCTCGGTTGCAGGATCGTCTTGACAGAATTGCGGGCCCCGGCGGGTGGTTTGAGATCTTCCGGGTGCAGCGTGGAAATGCGTTTCAGGCGCATCCACTTGCAAAATGATTTAAGATCATAGCAAAGACTTGTCAACGTCTTTTTGGAGAGCCCTTTGGAATAGGCGACATCAACAATATTTTTCAAATCATATTCAGTGAGAGAAGAAACCTTTTTGCGGCCGATCAGTGGTTGCACATGATTTTTCCATCGGCTTTGGATGGGCAGATAGTTGCTTTTGTCGGTGGTGAGCATTACGTCCTGAATCCACTGGACATAGAGCTCTTCTACTCTGGAAGAGGGGACAGCAACGCCAGACGCGAGCCATTCGTCTGCTTTGGCATTGGCAATGCGCTGCCCTGTGCGGCCCGGCTTGGCAGAGGTGAAAGATTTTCGCTTTCCCTGCTCATTGGTGACATCGATACGCCAGAGCTGGCGCTTTTCATCCCATGAGGCTGTTCCAACACGATTCGGCATGAGAAAACCTCCTTTTTGTACAAAGACACCCTCGGTGTTTGCAGCACCGGGGGTGTTTTTTTATTTATGATCAGTGATTGCTACGGTAAATTACTTCCATGCCTTGATCCGGATGATAAGACCAAGTCACAGTTACATTATCAAAGGACTCTTTCTGGCGGCCATCCAGAGCACGTGTGTTCAGCATTTCTTCATAGAGCCAATCGGGCAAATTCAATGTCTTATTAAGGGTCTCAATATGGTCAAGCCCTGTATCAGTCAATCTTGAATCCCCACTTTTATAATCGTACGGGTTTGTGTCAATCATGAGGTAAGAATTGTCATCGGCAACAGTAATCATGCGATCCGAGTACACCTCATAGAACTTTTTGAAAATTTCTGCAATCGTTTTGCCGTGGTCTATAGCTGCCCACACAACATTGCCAAACAGTGTGCTCACTTTTTCGCCCTTTTCGTTTGTCGTGATAACCTCACTGGCTAAAATAATAGGAGAACCATCACCTGCGGTTTGTTGATACAATCCCTTCAGTGTAATCTGCTGGTTATTGAGCGCAGCTTTGGCATACTCATACTGGGCATCTTTAATTGCCGCATAGAAACGCTGTCCATCTGCGGAGACAACCGAGAAGCATTTGTAATTTGCATCTTGATAAGGATAAGTTGATTGATCTTGCCCTGCATAGGTGTAAAAATACCCGAAATCTGTCTGGCCTGAAAATTCTGTAGCGGTCCACTTGCTGTAGTTCGCAGCAAATGCAGGCACTGTTAAAACAAGGCCCAGCGCCAATGTCAATAATAATGAGGTGATTCTCTTTTTCATACACGACACTCCTTTTTATTTTTATCGGAACGGTTCCGATAGTTCAAAGTTAACCAAACCAGTGCGTATACCCCACGGCTTTACCCTCAATGTGCACGTCGTTCATTTCCTCACGGCGGCGGATGATGCTTTCATAATCCGGGTTCTCAGGGCGCAGCTCGATATAATCCGTATGGAGGTACACTCTTTTCAGGGTTGCTTCATCACCGATGCGCACCGCTGCAATCTGGCCGTTCTCTACCTCCGGCTGAATACGAATATAGACTGCATCGCCGTCATGAATGCCAGCACCGATCATGCTATTTCCTTTGCACCGGAGAGCAAAGTCGCAACTGATATCTTCAGGAACATCAATTTCGCCTTCACGGTTTTCCATGGCGGTAATGGGATCCCCGCAGGCAATGGCTCCAATCAGCGGCACTTTTTTCATTTTGGGCATCGGTTCAAAGCCCGGCGGGATATCCCTGCCCGGTGGACTATCGGATTTGCAAAGAAGATAGTCAATAGATGTGCCGTAAAATTTTGCCAAACTGATAAGTGTCTCTGAGTTGGGTTCTCTGGTTCCCTTCTCATAGTTCACATACGTCGTGTAGGGCATTCCCAACTGACGGGCAGCCTCTCTCATGTTAAGTCCTTTTTCTTGTCGGAGCTGAGATAGGCGGTTCATTTGCATCGACTCCTTTCTCTCTAAGTATATTATAATACACATTTTGAGTACACAATCAATTCAAATTACCCAATTCGAGCAAGATGCACAAAAAAGCATTGTTCAAATTGGGTAATATTTTTCTTTACAATTATTCATTATGGGTATATTATAATTATAGTTACTCGAAATGAGTAATTCAAGAAAGAAAGGAGCGTTTAAGGTGCCATATCCTAACATCAATGCCGAGCGCAGCCGGGCAGGAATGACCGTAGAAGATCTCGCTAAGAGCCTTGGCGTAACTCGGAAAACTGTATACAACTGGATGGCTCACGGGAATATCCCACAGTCTAAACTTGAAAAAATGTCAGAGCTTTTTCATTGTTCCATTGACTATCTGCTGGAAAGAGGGTGAAGCAGATGAAAATTGAAATCACCGGCGAACCCAAAGAAATTGCCGCTCTTGTACTGGCGGTACAGGAGCGGCAGAGTAAAGCTATTGTTGAAACAACGGATTGGGCTGGCAATGTTGCTGTGGTAACAGAAAAGAGCTGAAAGGGGCGGATGCATCAGTGGCTAAAATCACGTTGGCTTTAGCATCAGTATCCATACTGCTCAATATCGTAACCTGGCTTATCCGCCACAATTGAAAACACTTTTTCCTTTTGCGAGGTTTGAACGACAAGCTGCCATTTTCCTGCTGATTGAAAGGTCTTTTCCATATCGGTTGGGAGATATGCCGCAAAATAGCCGCCAAGCGCGCCCTTTCCTTCTACTCGAAAGGGTAATTTCTGAGATTTAACTTCTCCGGTCTGAATCGTTTCGCCTTTTTGGCGGCGAGTCATTTGATAAACCTGCTGTTCCGGGAACAAAAACTCATATTTCTTACCATCAACCAGCAAGAACATCCGCACGACGGTCAGCGGAGCAGAGGACAGATTTACAAAATTAAAGCGAAACATAGGCTCCGCATATTTTCCGCTTTTGGATAAACAGCAGTAATGGCTTACATAGTCAACCCGGAACGAGCATCGTTTATCCCACAGCGCCCGAAAAAAGTTGTACAGAGACATTCCGAAACCTGCAATTGCAATCAAAAGTGTAATGTTTTCACGATTCCACAACCAGTTTATGATTTCATTTACAACTTTTACGACATTTTCCATTTTTGCACTTCCCCCCTGATTTCTTTATTTTACCGCAGAAACGAGGTGTGCACAAGGAGGTGAACCCTATGGAAAACAAAAAGCCCGGCTGGAAGGAATGGCTTTCCAGCCGGACAACGGCGGAGCTGATGAGGCTAGCACTTTTCTTCCAGTGCATCGCACTGGGATTTCAAATCGCTGCGCTTATCCTAACCATTGTAAGACTAGCGTTATGAACGCAGCCAAAAAGGATGCACCACCAAAAATTGCAGCAGCAAGGGAAACTTTATAGCTTTTGAGAGCCAGTTCTCTATTTTTCTTATTTTCCTCGGCCTGTTCTTTCTGGTCGGCTTCCATCATTTCAAGCATTCTACGAAGATCCTCTGCTGAGTCAAGTTGCGCATTGTCAATTTTTCTTTGACGCGCACCTTCCTCAAGTGCAGCAGCAAACATTTCATTGCGTCGCCTGGTCTGATCTCCTATCACGTCGTTTACCCGGCGGGCACTGTTAGGCGTCTCGTAGAAATTCATACATCCCACATCCCTTCCTGTAATCATTTTACCGCAAGAAGGCACATCAAACAAGGAGATACATCATGGAACGTTATATTATTTTCATCCCGGCGGATGGGCCGTGCAGGCTGGTGGCCTGTGATGACGGGGACAGCATCAAACTGGAAACGCTGCAGGAGCTGGTGGACGGCCCTATCGAGGTAACGCCCAGCTGTCTGGGCGCATCGTGGGCACGGGAGCCGGTGGACGGCATTGACCTGATCGTCAACGAGGAAGGCAGGCTGCGCGGCCTGCCGTACAATGGCCGGGCATCCGATCTGTGGGAGGGCGGCGGCATTTGCCTCCTCAATGGTGACGCGCTACTGGCAGCCGCCAAGGGTGAGGACCTGATCGGTTTTCCTAAGCTGGTGTGCAGGACCATCTGTGACGAATGGGGGCTTGAAATGGAGGACGGCACATGGAACGACTGACGGCCCCGCGGTGCAGCGGCATCAAGAGCGGCTATTGGAGCACCGCCAAGAAGGAAGAACTGGTGCAGCGCCTCGGCCAGTATGAGGATACCGGCCTCACCCCGGAGGAGATCAAAACGCTGCAAGATTTCAAAAACGGCAAGGATGGCCGGTTCCAGACCTTCAATCCGGATTAAACGAAAGGGGAGAGCACGATGCTGATTAAACCTTACATTGAGCTGCAGCAGCTGATGGAGCGCAAAGGATACAACCAGAAAGAGCTTGCGGCGGCAATATCCCGTAGGCTGAATGGGTATAGCCCGGCAACGTTAAGTAACCGGCTGAACGGGAAAGCGCCCTTTCCAGTGGATGAAATTGTTGTGATCGGCGAACTTTTGAACATTTCGCCTGATGAAATATATGGCTATTTTATCAAACCGTGGGCCATTCAGGCCAAGAGAGCTAAAAAGAATCCGGCCAAGTCGAACAGGCTGGTAAGCTTTGGAGCATGAAAGGAGCAAACACAATGAGGAAAAATCTTAAAATCTGGTGTGTGGCATTTCTGGCCGGTGTTGGCGCTGCGCGTGTGCTGGTATGGCTTAACACCGGTATTGCCCACCTGCTTATCATGCGGGGCGGCTGGGAAGTGGCTGAGGCCGTCAAGGCTGCGCCGTGGGTGCTGTTCGCGCTGGGCTTTGGCTTGCTGCTGAGTGTGAGCGGACTGCTTTCCACCGGTGAGCACTACAAACGCAGCGCAGAGAAGCAGTGCCACAGTCTGACCGTGGACGAGAGCCAGAAAGAAAATGCCCGGCGGGGTGCATGATATGGGCATGACGGCGATTGAATACGCGGAGAGCCTGAACAGGCAGTATAGGCGGCTGGCCCAGCGTAACACGAACAGCGCAAGCCTGCTGGACGCTTCCGCTGCCCCGGTAAAAGCCAGCTGCAAGGCGCGGGCCGAGGTTTACGACCTTGTGGCCGAGGAACTTGACGGCCTTATAGCACTGATGAAAGAAGAGCACAGCAATGGCTAAACCTTGCAACTGGTAGACGGTCTACTCGGCCAAGACAGACGAGATCATAGCCAGCGGGACGGCTGACATGATCGTCCAGCAAATGGGCTATGCCAGCAGAAACAGCTTTTTTTCGGCTGTCTGCCACGCCAAGCACAAAAAAGACAACCCCCGGCGGCGCTACATCTACCATGTGGAGAAGATCCCGCGGGAGGACATAAACGAAAAGGAAGGTACAGCATGAAAATTATCATTGAAGAAATCGGAGATCACATTGCGATTAGCTTCACTGGAAAAGGTAAAAAATCCGACCGTATCAAGTTGCTCATGATGGTTATGGTCGAAACATTGGTTGACGGTCTCGTTTCCGACTTGACAGATGCACAGCTGCAGGATGCGGCAAGTATATTTGCCAATGAAATGAAAACTGTCGTTATTGCCCGCTACAAAATGAATCTTGCTGACCGCAAAGAAGAATTTACCGGCAAGGAGGCAGCTTTTCTCTCTAAGCTGTTCAACTTATGACCGGGCAAAAAGAAAGAGCCTGCCCGTGCGCCAACACGGACAAGCCCAATACAAAGAGATTGCACCCTCAGTATACCACGGACTCCGGCCATCTGCAATACGTAGGTGTGAGTTACTACGCCGCAGATGATCGTGGACACACCTTTCCGGCCACCGTTGCCCTGCGCATCGACAGGAGCCAGTACGGCGAGCTGATCCACTGGCTGGGTTTTCACCTGAAGGGCAAAGACCCGCCGCCTGCGCTGTACGCACTGGAAATGCTGCTGCAGCATCTGGAATACCTACGCGGCGGGCGGCACTACCTGTACAACTCAATTTATGAAATCACACGTTTGGAGGATGCTCTATGAAATGGCGCCCCAATCTGCCACGCTCTGACATTACTTCAACGCTGGCCGAATGATTTCAACCATGTGGAAGTGAGGAACCTATGATCTTTTTTATTTTTGGCATTCTGGCTCTGTTGGCAGCATTCTGCCTGTTCCGGTCTGAATATAAGGCCGCTGCCGTGATCCCCGGCGTTCTGGCGGCCGTCCTGATCGTTATTTCCTGTGTCTCGTTCGTGCCGACCGGCTACACCGGCATTGTGACCACCTTTGGCAAGGTCGAAAACGGCACCAAGGACGCAGGCGTTGTGGTAAAGGCACCGTGGCAGTCCATTGTCAAGATGGATAACCGGGTGCAGGAGGTCAGCATCGACCTCTCGGCGTTCAGTTCCGACATTCAGGAAGTGGCCACCAGCGTGACGGTGGGCTACCGGATCAATCAGGCCAATGCCATGACCATCTACAAAGAGGTGGGCCGCAAGTACGAGGATGTTCTGATCCTGCCCCGTGTCCCGGAGGTGGTCAAGGCGGTTGTAGCACACTATGATGCCAGCAGTCTGATTTCCAACCGGGATGCCGTGGCAGAACAGATGGACGCGCAGCTGCGCAGTGTTTTGGCACAGTACAACATCGACCTCTCTTACATCAGCATCACGAATTTCGATTTCACGGATACCTTTACGGATGCCGTTGAAGCAAAGGTGAAGGCCCAGCAGGAAAAAGAAAAGGCCGAGACCGATGCCGAAAAGCGCCGCGTGGAAGCGCAGGCAACGGCGGACGCGGATCTGATCGCCGCAAAGGCTGAGGCCGAAAAATCCAAGGTGGCTGCGGATGCTGAGTTGTATGCCGCTCAGAAAAAGGCCGAGGCCAACGATGCTCTGACCGACAGTCTGGACAGCAATCTGCTGGAATACTACCGCATCACCGGCGTAGATGCACTGTGGGATGGCAAGCTTCCCACCTATGTGGGCGGGGAAAGCAGCGTCCCCGTCCTGAACGGTCTGAGCTGACCGTGCCCTCCAATGGTGGCAGGAGGTAAAACAAGAGCCACTGCCAGCGCATAGCGCAAAGAAAGGAGCTGACCTATATGGCAACAACCAAATCAACAACACCCCGCCGCAAGGCCGCACAGAGCGCGCAGGAGCACCCGGCGGCGCAGGTGGTACAGTTTCCCTTGGAATGTCCCAAACCGCGCCAGATGCACCCCTCTGAAGCCGTAGTGATCGTGCGGGAGATCTCGAAGGATGCAGTAAAACTTTTCGTAATGCCGAAGCCGGACGCCGTGCGCAGTATCCTGAATGAAACCTTTGGCTCTCTGGGCTGGGCACAGCGCCGCTATTCTGCAGATGGGCGTCTCTGGTGCGCTGTGGGTGTGTTCAACCCGTACATGAAGGACTATTGTTTCAGGGATGCAGGCGCGCTGGAGGGCAAGCACCCGGGCAGTCCGGAACGCTGGAAAGAAGAGACCAGTTTCATGGCGGCGGCAGAGCTTTGGGGCATCGGCAGCGATATCATGGCACTGCCGCCCATTATGCTGCGTGCGGATCAGGTGCCCATTGTCGGGATCCAGAAGCCGGGGCGCAAACCCAACGACCCGCCGCAGCTGGCGGGCTATAAGCTGGCCACGGTGCTGACAGTAGATAAATTTCTGCGTCACCCGGACACTGGTGAGATCATCAGCGTGCAGTTTGTCGATAAAGATGGCCGCAAGATCACATGGGAAAAGTAATTGGCCGTCTGCCGGTGGTGTATGACCCCGCTGCCCGGCGGGTGCAGGTGGAAAGCTCTGCGGAATTTGTGGAAACCCAGCTCCTGCAGCGTCTGGACGATTTAGCCCACGGGCAACCCCTGCGCCTGACCCTGACCGTGGAGCCGGAACGCAAAGGCCGCAGCACCCAGCAAAACCGTCTCATGTGGTCGCTGCTCACCATCATGGCTGATGCCTACAACGCCGGGCGCACCGGCGGCGTGACCCCGGAAGAGTGCTATCTGGACATGCTGCAGAAATACGGCGCGAAGGTGGATTTTCTGGAAGTCCCGGCGGGCGCTCTGGATATCCTGCGCGGCTGCTATCGGCTTGTTCATGTGGTGGAGATACTGGACGGCAACCGCTGCACGGTCAAGTGCACACAGGGCAGCTCCACCTTTACCACCGGTGAAATGAAAAATCTGATTGACGGGATCTTTGACCGCCTTGCTGAGATGGGCGTGAATGATCCCATGGTAACTGCCTATTGGCAGGAATGGAAGGAACCATAATGGCCAAAAGCATCATTCAGGCAGAAAAGGAGTGCTACATCTGCCGCCGCTGGTATGCGGTAAAGACCACGCGCGGGCTGGAGGAGCATCACATCCTCAATGGGCCGCTGCGCAGCTTCTCCGAGCGGCACGGACTCAAGGTCTGGCTGTGCCACCAGCACCACAATGAGCCGGGCCTGAGCGCCCACCACAATGCCACCTGTGCGCAGACCTTAAAGGCCGTTGCGCAAGCGAAATATGAGGAACAGAACGGCCCCGGCGCACACGCTGCGTGGATGGCCGCCGTTGGAAAGGACTATCTCAATGCTTAACGTTGTAGCAATTATGGGCCGCCTCGTGGCTGACCCTGAACTCCGCACCACCCCGGCGGGCGTGAACGTCTGCCAGTTCCGCATTGCCTGTGATCGCAACTTTGCCCGGCAGGGTGAGCAGCGGCAAGCTGATTTTGTGGATATCGTGGCATGGCGTGCGCAGGCTGACTTTGTGTGCAAGTATTTTTCCAAGGGCAGTCTGATCGCCATAAATGGCCGCATCCAGACCCGCAACTATCAGGACAAGAACGGCAACAACCGCACCGCCTTTGCCGTGGTGGCCGAAAACATCAATTTTGGCGGCTCCAAGGGCACCAACAAGCAGGTGGACGAGGGCGGCGAAGCGCCTCCGGCGGGATATCGGCCCAGTGAGCCCGCGCCGGAGCATTCCGAGAGCGACGATTTTGCAGTGATCGACGACAGCGACGACCTGCCGTTTTAATGGAGAAAGGCAAACAGGATGAGAAAAGACGGATATGTTGTTGTTCAGCCGTGGATGGTAACGGACTACAACCTCAACGGCAACAAGCTCCTGATCTATGCCCTGATCTGGGGCTTCTCCCAAGACGATCAGTCTTGTTTCTATGGCTCTGTCAGCTACATCGTGGACTACTTCAAGCTGAGCAAGCGCGCCGTGCTGAACCTTCTGGGCGAGCTGGAAAAGGACGGTCTGATCCGCAAGTGGTCTGAGACAGTAAACGGCAGACCCACAAACCGGTATGCAGCGCTTCGCCCGGCGGCGTGTTCGTCTGCGTCTGATGGGTGCAAAAAGTGCACTAGTGCAGAAAATGCACCGGTGAACAATGTGCACCCGGATAGGTGCAGAAAGTGCACCTCTACCGGTGCAGAAAGTGCACCCAAGAAAGAAAAAGAGAAAGCTAATAATAATAAACCCCGCGCAGGAGCGCGAGAGGAGCCGGACGGTCTGACCGTGGCCGAGGTCTTTGACGAGTTTTCCCGCGGCGGCCCCGGCGGGCTGTATGACGCTTTGATGGATTTTGACCAGCACCGGCGTGAGCTGGCCAAGAAGGACAAGAAAAAGCTGTGGACGCCTCTGGTGGCAAAGAAGATCTGCAAGTCCATCAAGCGTCTAGTTGAAGAGTCGGGCGTTCAGGATCGCACCGGGTACGCCATTGCAATGCTGAATCAGAGCATCGAAAACGGCTGGACGGGTGTTTTTGCCGTCAAGGATTTTGTGGACAAGGCCCCGACAGTACATAATGCGCAGCCTGCGCCGGATAAGCCCCGCAAAATTACCAAGGACATGACCCTTGCGGATTTGTTGGGAGGTATAAGCGCATGAGTGCCAGCAAGATCACCACGGCACAGCAGCATCAGCTGGCTGTGATCGGGGCTGCCATCCTTGACCCGGCGGCTTGCAAGGCTACCGTGGAGCGTCTGACACCGGCGATGTTTGAGGATGGCCCATACAGGCAGCTGTTTGGAGCCATCAAGCTGCAGCTGGATACCGGACATAACGTGGATGCCGTGATACTGGAGCGGATGCTGGGCGCAGACTTCCGGCCTCTGATCGTGCTGGCAGCAGAGACCGTGCCCACCATCAGCCATGTGCAGGACTATGAGGCACTTGTGATGGAGGACTACCGCAAGCGCCTGTTGGTGGAACTGGCCACCAGCGTGACCCTGAGCGCAGCGGACGCGGACAGCATCTGCCGGGACATGAGCGAAGCCCTGAAAGTGCAGGATCATCTGCGCCGGGAGAGCGTGGACGCGAACGTCAAAGATTTTTCTGAGGTCTGGGACGAAACCATGCAATGGCTGCAAAAACCGGACACCAGCGTCAGGATGGCATGGCGTGAGCTGGATGAGCTGGGTCTGTTCGGTGAAAAGATGGTCACTGTTATTGCCGGACGTCCCGGACACGGCAAGACAGATCTGGCTCTCGCTCTGGCTCTGCGCCTGAGTAACAGCTGTCAGGTGTATTACCTGACCATGGAGGAGGACAGGCGCAAGTTGATGATGAGAACCATGTCCAAGCTGACCCGCATCATCGAAAACGCGGGCTTGATGGGACTGCCCATCCCGGCAGCGATCACCAAGGCTGTGGACATTTTAAAGCAGCGCTCGGAAACCGAGCAGAAAGGATAAGCTCTTATGAATGAATTCCTGAAAGTCGCACTCACTGCCTGCATCCCCGCAATGACCGTCATTTTCGGCTGGGGCCTGAACAAAGGTGTCAGCATTGCAAACGGCTACATCAACAACAAGTTTGCGCAGACCTGTCTCCAGAATGCCGCCAACGCGGTGTTCAACGCTGTCCAGTATGTCAACCAGACCTACGTTGATGCCCTGAAGGAACAGGACAAGTTCGACGAGGCTGCCCAGCGCATCGCCTACAGCCGCGCACTGGCCGCCGCGAAGAAAGCCCTGACGCAGGAGACCATCACCTTCATTAAGGAGACCTTTGGTGACCTCGACAGCTACCTGAAGCCGATGATCGAAGCGCAGGTGCGCAGCCAGAAAACCTATATGTGACGTTTTCGCGGCATCACGAAAATGTTAACGCCAACAAAGTCATAGTATAGCAGCAGCCCCGGTGAACCTGACGGTCCATCGGGGCTGTTTTGTTTGCAAGGCACTCACGCACTTACTCACGCACTTTTACATCTTACGAATGAGTGTTGATTTATAAAATGATATTAGTCAAAAGAAAATTGCCGTAGTTTTAAGGTTTTTTCGCTATCGTATTGCTCGTGAAATCATAAATGATGGTTCGACTCCCATCGCCTCCACCAACAAAAAGCACCTGGATTCGTTGAAATCTGG